CTACGTGACCCATCCAGAAAACCAGATTGGATCTAAATTATGAGAGATGAATTCCTGTGGGTTGAGAAGTATCGACCCCAGACAATTGAAGATTGTATCCTACCAGAACAAACTAAGAAAACCTTCTTAGAATTTCTAAATAAAGGTGAGATACCTAATATGCTTCTTGCTGGTCCTGCAGGATGCGGTAAGACCACAGTAGCAAAGGCTTTATGTAAACAATTAGGAGTTGATGTTTATGTCATTAATGGATCGGATGAGGGAAGGTTTCTTGATACAGTTCGGAATAGTGCCAAGAATTTTGCGTCTACAGTATCTCTCAGCAGTGAGTCGAAGCATAAGGTTATCATCATCGACGAGGCCGACAATACCACTCCCGACGTACAACTCCTTCTTAGAGCGAGTATTGAGGAGTTCTCCAACAACTGCAGATTCATTTTTACCTGCAATTACAAAAACAAAATCATCGAACCCCTCCACAGTAGATGTGCTGTTATCGAATTTGGAATCAAAGGAAAGCAAAAAACAGATCTCGCAACATGCTTTTTCAAACGTCTTAACTCAATTCTGGAACAAGAGAAGATTGAATCGGATAAGAAGGTCATTGCCGAGTTAATTAATAAGCACTTTCCTGATTGGAGAAGGGTATTGAATGAGTGTCAGAGATACTCTGTTGGTGGTAAAATAGATAGTGGTATACTTGCACATTTTTCTGACGTAAAAGTAAATGATCTCATTAAAAACCTCAAAGAAAAGAACTTTGCGGAAGTACGTAAATGGTGTGTCAATAACTTGGACAATGATCCTGCTGTATTATTGCGTCGCATTTACGATAGTCTTTACCAATCCCTTGTCCCTAGCACTATTCCTGCTGCCGTTCTTATTATTGCGAAGTACCAGTATCAAATAGCATTCGTAGCCGATCAAGAGATAAATATGCTTGCATGTCTCACTGAGATTATGGTAGAATGTAAATTCAAATGAACTTAAAGGAAAAAATTAAAACAGCTGAAGAACGTATTAAAGAACTTCAGCGTCTTATCGAACACTGGAAAAAAGCACTATGATTTTTCTTACTAATAGTTATTGGGTAGAGCATGGAAACTATGCAGGATTACCTCCTGAAGGTCAAATGCTTGCCGTTATTCTTGGATTACTGGCTTTCCTAGTAGGATATGGATTATATCTTACATTTGGTGCTGGTAAAAAGGAACTTAGAGATTCTATTGATGAACATGCTAAAATGCATGAATTAGGAATTGCACATGGACATGGTGGAAACAAAGAGGCATATGAGATGTCGGGTAAGTTGAATCATAATCATGAGGATTGAAACAAGAGAATCGATGGAGATGTTGTTTTGTGCAAGATGGAACTTGCCAACAGCAGCAAAACATTGTAGACTAACACAAAAGGAAATGAAGATTACTTTCAATGAGTATTGTAATTTTCATCCTCCCACTTATACAAAGTTTGAAACCAATCTCCAATTGGAACTAAATTATGATAATTAGTGAGACAGATGCTATATGGGCTGCAGATAAATTTATTAACTACTTTAAGAATTTTACTAATCTAGAAGAATATCTTCGTTCTGTAAAAAAGGCAGTTATTACTACTTCTAGTCAACTTCAGGATCCTAAAGAGGATTTTTTTAATGTAGATATTCATCCAGATAAGATGGAGTTTGATATTCGATTGGTGGGTAGTCGTTTTCCATATGGTATTCAGCAAGAGTATTATAAAAATCTTTTAAGGGCAGTTTCTTCTCATAATAATGAGGATAATATTCCTGGTAGGGAATTGAGGTTAATGGTTTATGAAAAGAATACTAATAAAGTGGTTGGATTTATTCGATTACAATCACCTTTAATTAATTCTAAACCTAGAAATGAATGGTTAGATAAACCCCCTGATCTTAAAATATTTAATCGTCATGCTGTTATGGGATTTGCAATTGTACCTTCTCAACCTTTTGGGTATAATTATTTGGGTGGAAAGTTATTAGCTCTTATTTGTGTCTCTCATTTTGTCCGAGAGAAATTGAACGAAGTTTTTGAAAAAGATATTGCGTTATTTGAAACCACATCTTTATATGGATCTAGTAGTTCATCATCTCAATATGATGGACTTAAACCCTTTATGAGGTTTAAGGGATTGACTGAGAGTAAATTTATACCTACTCTTTATTCAGAAGCCTTTCATGAACTTCATGATCATTTTACTTATTTAAATAATAACACTCCATTAACTGATAATAAAGCATCGTCTAAGAAATTAAAAAGACAGACTAAAATGATTGCCATTATTAGGAATAGTTTAAAGGATAAGAATGAAGAAAAATTGAAAGAGTTTAATGATATTATTGAAATGGCATTTGGATTGACAGAGAAGAAAAGATTTTATATATCTGATTATGGTTATGGAAATGTTAGGGAAGTCTTACGGGGAGATCAAAATAAGTTAATACGTGGACAAAACTGGGATAAATTCTACCTAGATAACATTATATCTTGGTGGAAGCGTAAAGCTGGAAAACGTTATGAGAAACTTAAACAAGAAGGTCGTTTCAGAGATAAGGTCGAACTCTGGACAGAAGATGACCACATTCAAATAATACGATGAATCCTGACGAAAATCCTTTCTGGGGTGAACCCACTCCCACTGATTTGTGGCAAGATATGGATAAACTTAATCAACTTTATGAGGAACTTGGATGGGATCATATTGATTACCTAGAATTTAAAATTGAAGGTAATCACATCACTATTCGTAATAAATCTAGAGAGGGAAGATGACTAATATTATTTACTACTCATATAAAGTAAGTCGATATGATCATGTGAATGATCATGAGTTAAAACGTTTTGATCATAGTATTAGTTCCCTTAGGAGGTTTAATAATGAAATACCTGTTTATTTGTTTTGCGATGACCCTGAGCTTATTCCCCCTTATTTCTCTTTGGAATATGATGTAAGAGTTTTACCTTTTGAGAAAGCACATACTCATGGAATGTTATTCATTTATAGATGGTATAATCTTCAGTTCTTTGATAAGAGAAGTGGAGAGTTTGATAATGCTAATATTCTTTATGTAGATTCAGATACTCTCTTCTATGGAGATGTTCAATATCTCTTTGATCATTATAATTATGCAGAGGTATTTGGTAGAGAAGAGTTTGGTTTCCGACATGATCCTAATACTGGTGGTGGAAAGGGTATAAGGAAAGCACTTGATTATGTGGATCAATGCATTACAGAAGCTGGTGGATCAACTCACGTATACAAATACTGTATGGGTGTGATGTTATTTAATAATGGACTGCATTTAGATATCATAGATCGTTTGGGGGAGTTAGTGGAGTTGATGTTAAAGATAAAGGATAGAAAGATCCCTTATCCTGTACCTAATCCTCGTATATACGATGAATATGCTATGTGGGTCATATTGAGTAGGATAGGGGTTATAGGAGGTCTCTTCGGGGTTCAGGACGTGACTCAGGGGTATGTGGAGCAGAAGCATGAAGAGTTCTTTAATCCTATTGTTTTACACTATACAACTAAAGGTGAGCAAAAACTAGCAGAAGAGGATGAAAGATATAGTAATCTTCTAAGAGATGTTGATGAATTTAGTGAACAAATTGATCCTTACCATATATTATGACTGAACTAAAAGATTGGCTTAATTCTATTAATTTTAATAAGGAAAATCTTATTGAAGAAGATCCTTCAACGATAAAGGACTATGCTCCTTATATCGTTAACCGTTGTTTATCAGGACACATTGATTGTATAATGTATGCTAATGAAATGAATAAGTATTCTTTCTTAGATAAGGACATGCAATATTCATTTTATCTAAATACACTTAGGAAAAAGAAGAGATTCAGTCCCTGGCTCCGTAAGGATAAAGTCACAGACCTTGAAATCATTAAACAATACTATGGTTATAGTAACGAAAAAGCATCTAATGCTTTGAAAATATTAACCCCTGAACAAATTAAATTTATTAAACAACGACTTGAAACTGGAGGATCGAAATGACTACCACTGAGCCCACTGTACAATGGTCGCAAGATCAAATGGTAGAAGTGCTTCTCAATGAACCTGATGATTTCTTAAAGGTACGAGAAACTCTCACAAGAATTGGCGTAGCATCAAGAAAAGAAAAGAAATTATATCAAAGTTGTCATATCTTACATAAACAAGGAAGATATTATATAGTGCATTTTAAGGAACTGTTTGCTCTTGATGGCAAACATGCTAACCTTACTCCCAATGATGTTCAGCGTCGGAATCGTATTACTCGTCTTCTATCTGATTGGGGTCTTATCTCTGTTGTGAAAGCAGAATCCGTAACAGATATAGCACCTCTTAATCAAATCAAAGTTCTGGCTTTTAAAGATAAGAGTGATTGGATTTTAGAGCAGAAATATAACATTGGTAAGAAAACTAAATCTACAGAAGAAACGTAACTTTACGAAAGTCTCTTAAAGAAATACTTTACATATAAATAGTTTTGTGTTAAAATCAAGACAAATGATCCTAAACTAAAAGTGGTTATGGATATTATGAGAAGTACACTGGAGGTAAAATGCACAATTTAATCTCGTATAATAATCTCAAAGCATGGCCTTCCTATGAAGAACCCACTGATACAGATCAAGTAGCGGAATACTTTGAGTGTATTACTGACTGTGCGATAGACGATAAAAGTTGCATTAGAGAATGCAGA